AGCAGCATAACCACAGGCACCGGTAGCCACTAAGTCCTCATATTTGCTGGGGATGGTGGAACCGTTAGCGTCAATGGTGTGGAGTTTTCCGTAGTAGACATAGCAATTAGAACCATCAGGCTCATCGCCGCTTATTATAGTCAAGCTATTCCCCCAGATGGAGAAGCGTTGATATTTGGCAGGGGACTCGTCTACAGGATATTCTACGGCTTGAACTACAATCCTATCGGTGAGACTAGATATATCTACTTCTCTGGAGCCGGTTACTGTAGGCAGGGTAGCCTTAGCTGGCAGTGGCACCCTCTCTGATAGTTCCTTTACCGCGTGATTAATATGCCTGGTTAGTTCCTCATCTGACCACTGGTAAGGAGTGGCCTCATCCTTAAGGTCGCGCCTGACCAGAGTTATCATCTCGGATAGATTCATAGATTCACCCCCTTGGATGGTATTTCTGCCTTTCCCATCTTGGTAGGCAGTTTCATATCGTAGGCACCGGCTGAGGTCATAATTTTGGCTCTAAGTTGCTCTGAGGCTGAACCTGCCTCACTGGTGATGATTAGCGCCAGCAAATTAGCCAGAGCCTCAAGCCCAACACCGCTATCGGTGGAGAGAAAAACTTTATATAAAGTAGCTGTATCTAGACCTGAGCCGGCATCAACAAGGGATATTCCCCTGTCCAGGAGCTTATCTACACCTAAGCCAGTCTCACTGGCAGCCAAGGCAGTTATTAAACCGATAAAGGTATCTATGCCAGAACCTGTTTCCGCTCTAGCTAAAGTAGCTAACAAGGTTAAGCAGGCGTCGGCGCCAAGTCCGCTATCGGTGTGACGAAGTAACCTGGATAGTAGGGTTTCAGTTCCAGTTCCTGTTTCTGAGGTAGCCAGTAACCGGGAGAGAAGTGCTTCAACGCCTGAACCTGAGTCTGTGGAGCTAAAGAGCTTTGAGGCAAACTCAGCACCGGTTCCGGTCTCTGCCGTCGCCAGCAGCGCTGCCAGAAGTGCCCATACTTCGGCTCCAGACCCCACTTCGGCAACACCAAGCACTCTTGATAGCAGAGTCTCAACCCCGTCACCACTATCAGCCTGACTTAATGTAGCTATCGGTGATGAGGCTTCAGAGCCAGCGCCAATGTCAGATGATGACTTCTCAACTAGTGTTACTGCCGTTGAATACCCAACAACAAAGAAGTCAACGTCAGTGGTTTCTATCTTGCCCTCTATGATTAAGCTGGCTGCCTCAACTATGCCCCAACAGTGTCTGGTGTCATAGTAGAGGTCTTCCGAACTACCATCCTTCCGTAAACCGAAACTCTCGCTGGAAGTGCCTCTAAGGACTTCAATAATACCCATACCAGCACCAGACGGCAATGACGTTAGGTTAAGCCAAGAGCCAGCACTACCCAAACTAACATCCGTGGCATTGGTGTTAAATGTGCATCCATCGGTTATGTAGCCAACTAGGAAGAAATCAACATAGGTGACTTCTATGTAGCCCTCACAGATTTGCGAGGCATCACAGCCAATTACAGCTCCACCTATATTGACATCGCCGTGCCTATCATCACTACTGCCATTCTTACGAAGACCAAATTCTTTGCCAGCCCAATAAGTGTTACAAGTCTCAAAGATAAGTCCTATGGCATTAGGTGCTTCAGTAGAGCAATCAATATCCGTCCAAGTAGTTAGAGTAGTAAGTGACTTATCATCAGCGTTAGTCTTAAAGGTTACACCAGCCATAGTGTAACCCACGACATAAATATCAATCTCAGTGGTGCTTTGAACGTAAGCCTCAAAAACTCTATTGGCATCAACACCAATCATTGCCCAAAAATGGGAAGTGATAGCAAGCTCTTCCAAACGATTATCAGTGCTGCCATTCTTACGCAGAGCAATGTAACGGCTATCTGCAGCAGTATTATTTACAATATGGAGAATTACACCAGTAGCCCCCGCTGGCACACTGCCACTAGCATCAACATCTTGCCAAGCATCAGCAGTGCTTGGTGTTACCTCAGTAGGTATTATTGGAAAGAAAGTTTGAGCCATTACATCACCAGCGTTTCTTTAATTTCAAACGGTCTATGCTTTAACTCAACCCTCAGCCGATTAACTTCTTCAAGCTGTTCCGTTAGACCTGTCTCAGCCTCAGTCAACTGCTGTTCTGGGGTAACCTCCTCATATAAGCCGTTAGCCTTTGCCCACTCCAAGTAATCATTCCACAGCTTGGCTTTGTCTTGCCTATACCTTTCCTCTTCCTCAGCAGTTACACCAACAGTCCGCTTCTTCTGGTAGAAAGCAGTGCTCAGGTTTTGGACAGCAATCTCATACTCGCTGTCCTTTTGGAGCTTCCCTGCCCTCTGGCTATCAGTCAGAGCTGAGGGTCGTTTTGGTCTCCAGATAGTTTCCACCATACTTATCTCCTATTTAGATGGGGGAGGGCTGGTAAGCCCTCCCCCATCGCTCAAGCTATTAGCTCAGGCTAATTTCTACTTCTAGCGTCCAGGTGCCAGTGGACTTAGTGCCCAAGCTCTCAACCTTTCTGTTCAGGCAAATGGCACTGGTTGATTGCTTAACCACCCATTCCTCCCAGGCATAGTTAGCCTCGCTAGAGCCAAAGCTTGCCTTAAAGGTTGCCTTCTGGCTGGTAGAGGTAGGATAGCCAGACTCCATTCCCTTATAGGTCTTGTTGGTGGCTGCCTGCAGGTCAGTCTGGGTAGCATCGGCAGCAGTGTTGGAATCACCAACGCCAATTTGAGCAGCAGCATTATCAAAGATATGGCTAGCCCCGGAAACAGCACCAGTTATCAAGTCCCATATCTCGTCAATGCCGGTATTGAGTAGGCAGTTTCCCTCTCCCTCTATGACCTCATAAGGCTTAAACAGCTGGTGAAACTCATCCTCTCGGCCTCGGTAGGGCTCAATATCCTGGTGATACTTGCTAAGCTTATATCGGCATAGCCAGTTGGCTAGTTCCTGTTTTCTCATTTTCAACCTCCTATTCTGAGTTAGTTTAGTCCTGAACCCCAATTAGGACAGCTGCCTTAATGGTGCTAAATAGAGCCAGGGAGACATACCACTTAATCCTGGTTCTTGAGGCGTCTTTGGTCTCCAGTGAGCCGATAGGCTCCACCTGAAGGTGACCGGGACTGGTTAAGCCGCAAAGACCTCCCTCCCCGAACTGGGTGGCATAGATGGTGGAGCAAGTGCCGTCTGTGGTCGCTGTCTCCACACCACCGGTAAGCACATGGGTATCCAGAATCCAGTCAGAAACACCGATAGGGATACCATCCCACAACTGGATGAAGTTGCCCCATTTATCCCGGTCAGTCTCCATCATTCCCCCAGATGCCCTGACCAGGGCGTTAATCTTCCGCCTTGAGCGCCGGCTCATAAGCAGCATATCAGGCTTACCACCCCTTACCGTATCAATAAGCTCATCCAGCTTAGCCAGGGTTAGAGTGGCTCCGGTAGCCCCCATAGCTATTACCTGGTCGCTGGCAGTAGTAGTGTCAATAAGCTTCCTAAGACCGTCGAACTGCTTAGTGTTAGTTACCGAATCGCCATAGATGAAGGTCTCTTCAAACTTACGCCTGAGTGCCTTAGTTTTAAGCTCAATAACAGCTGCCTCTAAGTCCTGAATATTACTTCGGGTCGCCTTGAGGAAATTATCGACATCGGCATCGCCACCCATAATCTTCAGGTTTGCCGTTTTCTGCTCAAAGGTTGGGGTTGATTCAGCCCAGGTATCACCGACATCATAGAAATCAATGGTAGGCAAGGTCTTCTCCTGGTTATAGGTTAAACCATTACCCACAATCTCTATGAAGGGGAGTTGCTGGAGAGTGGGTGAGTCCTTAACGATGGTTTCTACCACCCCTTGAAGTAGGATATCGTTTGACAGCTTGGCTGCCTCAGCTAGTGTTAAAGCCATTATTTTTTACCTCCTATTGCGTATTGAATCTTTTCCCGTGGGGATAGAGCTGATAGGTCAGGCGGTGTCCTCTGCGGGGCTCCGGCGGGAATCTTAGCTGCTGAAATTTCAACCTCTAACCCCTGCCTCACCCGACTAATCAGGGTTTTAGCTTTCTTCAGGGACTCATTGATAGACTGGATAGTATCACCAGTGATGAGCTCCTCAAGCACCTCTGGATTTGCCTGAACCACCGTGGCTTTGTAGCTGGCTACAGCCTCAGTCAGAGAATTCTTGATAGTGGTCAACTTTTCATCTGACTCAGTCACAGCCTGCTCAAGCTCAGTGATGCGGGTATTAGCTTTAATTAACTCCTCATCCTTTTGAGCTACCAAGTCCTCAAGCTCGGTAATCGTAAGCGCTTGACTCTGTCCTGACTCCTCCCCTTCGGGATTTTGGTTTAGTTCATCATCTGCCAACTCTCGTCCTCCTTTGGTTATTCCTCAATACCCTCCGCCGGGGATTGTATAGCTCTCCCTCTCGCTCCGCCCCTGGTGGATTTGGTATTAAGCTCTTTATTCATCCTGAGGATAGTTTCCCTTTCCTCAAGCCATCTATTAAACTCTATCTCTGGGTCTTTGACTCCCAGCTCATCCATAGCCCGTCTCCTTGAGTGGATACCATTCTGAATCAATATCTGCTCATTAGAAACTAGTCGGGTAAAATCCTGGGGTAGCACCGGGCTCCAAACTACCCTCAAACGGTTATTACCAAAGTTCTCATTCCGATACTGCTCTAGGAGCTTAAGAATCAGCCTGTTCCTTCGGTTATAGGCGTCTGTCCTGATAAGCCTCTTTCGCCTCACCTTCTGTAATAACGGCTGAAGCTCAATCTCAAGGGCTACCCCAGACAGGTCCCTCTCAGTACCACCAAAGGCAGCCCTGGGCGATTCAGCTATATCGTGCAGGGTTCTATATAACAGATTGATATAATCTATGTGGAGGCTGACGCCACCGCCTTGAAGCAAATCCAATAAATAGGCTTTAGCGTCTTCAGGTATATTCCACACTGCCCCCGGCTTAACAGCAATATCCTCAGATTCTTCCACATTCTCCAAGACGGCAATAGGGTTACCCGATAGCTCCAGTATTCTGGATAGTTGGCTCATTGCCCGATTAAGCTCCTGCTGTGGCTCCATAATCTGGGGCAAATCGGATGTACCCCAGAATTTCTTAGGCTCTCTCAGGTTGGGATAGATGATAAATGGGATAAATCCATAGGGGTTAGGCTTCTTCTCCACCTGAGCATTATCCAGCCAGAGCTCAAAGTCATGAGCTGTCCATAGTTCAACCACATTAGCCGTTTTGCCCTTAGGTTTTACTTTATACAGGATTTCTGCTTCGTCTGAGGTGAGGTTATACCTGGAGGCTACTCTCCATACCCTGGAAGTATCATCCCCCAGCCACCAGGCATAGATACCTTGAATATCGGGGGCGGTAATCCTGACCCCTTTTGTCTCTGTGTCCCAGATAACCTTAAAGCAAGCATTACCAAGAATGGCACAATCAATCTCAGTCTCAAAGTCGAGCTGTTCTAGGTTATTATCCTCATACACCTGGTATAAGGCTCGCTCTGCTCTCTGGGCTCTGGCTCTAGCCTCATCTGAGTCCTCAACAGCCTCGACAGTGAAGGTAATACCGGACATTAGATATGAGGTAATTTTATCTATAACCACCTTGGCATAGTTAAAGGTCAGGCGTTTCTCACCTCGCTTGGCGTAGCCTTCCCAGTGCCGACCGTGGTAGAAATCAAGGAGTTCTTTATAACCCTTGAGCCTGTTTATATCACGATTGATTAACTGTGTGGGGATAAAGCCTTCATTCATTTTTAGCCTTCTTTAATGCCCTCTGCACCGTTCGCTGGCTGAGACCAAGCATTAGTGCCAGCTCCTTTATTCCCTTCCCACCAATAGTGAACAGCCTTGCTATCTCTTTGGCTTGCAACCTCTTAATATAGCGCTGCCTGCCTCTAGGCTCGTCATAGATACATTTTTCAAACGGGCAATTAAGACAGGAGTCGGCAAACTCACAGCCCTCATCCTGATAGTGGCAATACTCAGGTGGCAAATCTAGCTGGTGGTTCGTATTACCAGAAAAGTCGTTGATTTTCTCCAACTCCATAACTCGCCTTTCAAAGCCAGAATAGCACATATGTTCTACTACAGTCAATGGTATTTTGTCATTTTTTTGCCCCCACCAATTAGGATTTGACAGAATATCAACAGTCGCTTATATTATTTAGGTAAATGCCGATGAAATATGCTAAAGTCCTCCGAACACTGGCTATAGCCGTTATCTTGTTCCTAGTGCTCGTGCTTATACCAGCCACACCGGCTTTGGCGGCACCTGTAATTACCCTGTCTCCCACCTCTGGCTCACCTGGGACAAGGATTGCGGTGGCTGGAGAAAACTTTGAATCCTATAGGGGCGATAGCATCTCCATCTTCTTTGGTGACAGGGAAA